ACAGTCGTAGCTTCATCCCCTAGTTTACATAGTTACAAAAATTTATTGTGGGGGAATGCCCCCACACCCCCTACGCCGCATCTGGAGATGCGCCGACAGGTGGTAGCAGAAGAACGGACGCGCCGACGTTCCAGTACGCAGTCGTCGAGACATAGTTCAAAGACAGCGCGCCGACGCCATCAATGAGGTCACCGTTGCAAGCGCCGAACCGACTGGCCACCGCCGTTATCGTGGCGTTGACCCAAAGACCATCGCATCCACCTGTTGATGATGTTCCTCCATAAGGCGGAACAGGTATCGTTCCAAACTTTTCAACAACAGCGTACTTATGCGGATAGTTAGCACTTGCTGCAGCTAATTGAATACCTGTGTCTTTATATGTTGTTGCCGGTGTAGTTATATCGTATTTATAGTTAGGAGACACGTATACCCTTCCGTTAACACTCTGAGTATATGGATCTCTCTGCCACTGCTGCCATGAGCCAAGTACGACAGAATGAAGTATCTTGTTAAGATGCTTCTTATCGTCACTTCCAGTTCCATAAAACTGACCGCCACCAACAACCGCATTGGCAAGTACACCATAAGTAGGAGACAGCGACGCGTCATATCCGTAGCAATTACCATAACCATACTTATTCTGGATATCTGAGGTCTTGCCCCACAGAATAAGGAGGTCATGAATAGTGTTGATAATAGCACCGCCAAGGAATTTAGCTCTTGACGAGAATGCATCAATAGCGGCCTTCTCCTGTGCCGTTGTCTTACCATATACAGGTTGAGTACCTGATACAGACATCATTTTGTCATTAACGATTGAACCGTAGAACATAGGGAGCCATACGCCTTCAAGCTCATTATCATCAGAGTCAATAAAGCCTACTGGCTCGAAGCCATCTCTTGGAGTAAGAGAAAACTTAACATATCTATCACTTCCTACGATATACTCTTTCTTATATATCTTCTGAAGCCAAGAGAAAGCACCACCGTCATATGATGTATTGGCTACATCTGAAGCGGTCTCTCCGTCAACCTTTTTAGTATAATCCGTAGAGGACAGCTCATAGTCAACATAACCGTCGCTCTTAACCATATAAGGCTTGTTATTCTTAAGAACCGGGAACTCAGACCAATCTCCGAGAGAAAAGCCACCACCCATAGTAATAGTTATAGGGCTATATGCCTTATTAAGACCGATATAGTCAATCCTCTCATCCGGATCTAACACGTCCATATGCTCAACAAAGCCATATACATTTTCTTCGTTAAGTATTTTAGATATCTCATCCACAGCGTACTGTGCTGCCACAAAATCGCTCATTTCTTACCTCCTTCTTATTCCTGTAAATTCTTCGTGTAAGACTCTGATATGGTCTTACCGCTTGCCGTCTCAGTTATAACCGTTGTCTTGGTATAATAATAGTCATCGTCTTCCGGCGTAACGACCGTTGTTATAGTCTTAGTCGTTGGCGATGTATCAACGAATGTTGTAACAGCTGTAATAGAGTTATCTGTATCCGTCTCCGTGATTTCTCTGTTACCTATCGCATCAAAATCTATTACCGTAGTCTTGTTGCATAGATTATAAACGTGCTCAAATTCCCACTTAGCTGTCTCATTCTTAAACTCTTCAAAGTCCGACAGTAAGGTATAAGCGGATTCATCTACTATAATGTTAGCCGATGCGTCGTTACTTAATGTCGTATACCAATCCTGCTCAATAGTCGAAGGTGTCGAACCATTGTAAGCAGGTAAGTAGTCAGGTGTGTTAGCAACAACAATAGAATATAGAATCGGATCCGCGAGAGCATCCGATGCATCTTTCGCCCAGATACCTACCTCATTGATATAAAATCCGCTTGTTACTGTTACGTTGGTAATCACCGCTTTCAACTTAACTGTAGTATCACTATAAGGTGCTACACTGTTAAATGGGAAAGACAATCTTTGGTTCTTCATGGCCGTCATAGCCTGAAGCGCCGTCTGTGTCTTTTCTTCAGCCGTGTAAGAACCATCTCCTACAGTTAAGGCCGTAAATTCTAACTTCTTACTGCCTGCCATAACTTGTGCTAAGAGCGCCGCTCCGGCATCGGTTATGACTGCACTACCAAATTCTGCCATACGTTTTTCCTCCTTAAGATATAGTCACTACGGCAAAGCCTCCGCCTTGTCCTATACTTCCGTATACATCTTGATTTATAACTTCATTAATGCTGAATACATCAGTGATAGCGTTCCTTAATGTCGATGTCGTACATGCTACAGCATAGGCTGTATGCTTAACTTCATTCGATAAGCTAACCTCATCTAGTATCTGGGAATACTTCTTAACGCTGTTAAGCACCTTGATGAAATTAGCATCATTTACATAGAGCTCCGGATACTGCGTTGATATCTTGAAATGTCCGGGCGTTCCGCCATATTCAAACCATTCTGTTACACTTGCGGAAGTGAAATATATAGCTAACACTTGCTCAATAGCCCATACAGTGCCTAATTTCCAATGTATTCGCCTTGCGTGTTTAATAATTTCGCGCTTCTGTGCTATATCTGCATCATATAGATACCATGTCACATTCAGCTCATAGGCAATTAGATCCAGATAAGCTTCACTCATTCGGTCTATAGCCTTATCAGTCCATTTCTCTAGGACAGCCATTGAGTATGACATATCCTTGAAGTAATCACTTATTGAGTCGGCTAGACTTACATCAGTAGCATCTTCTCTCATGAAACCAGGAAGAAGCTCTTGGAAATCGACATCATCAAGTCTTATATCATCCATGCCTTTTCTCCTTAATTATCATCATATACTTCATGTGTCACATTAGTTGTAATATCATCTCCATCGTAGTGTGCGACGATAGCTCCGGTAAGAGATGTGTACTCAGGATAAGTAACCTCTACCCTGTCAGCTCCTGCGTCGAGTAATAATCTCTTCAGCTTGTCTGGATTGATATCTCTTGCTATTACAGTATCCTGCCACAATCTGTACTGCTCTAATGCTCCGCCTTCACCTTCAATAGCCTCAACAACTGTATCCTCATTCTCTGAACTGACATAATACTTAAGCTCTATGTCATAGTCGCTTGTTGTAGGAGCCATTGTTGTGACATTATCGTTAAGTGGTCTCACGTCATCAGCACCAACTACTGACTGTACTTTAGCAATAAGCTCTGCGCTCGGTAGCTCTCCTGATGTTGTGATGATATACACATATATAACATTAGCCGATGGTGTAACGATAAAGGCATCTGCTACATCATTATCAGCTGACAGCGCCCAGTATCTATATGAATTGTAAGTACCTGCGGTCGAATAGCTCGATAATCTTAATCTGATGCGCTCTCTGTAGTCATCATCAGACTCTTCATCGGTACCGCCCTGAGTTGCTGTTGTGTTAGTTACTGCATCAACATAAGATATTAGATCAACCATCGTTGTAACAGTGCCCGGAAGAAGGCCATTGAACTCTGTGCCTCCCTCTATTGAATGAGCTGTCACATCAGCATAGGTTTCTCCTGCTGCAATAATTAAGTCCTCATCGGTCGCAAAATAATAACCGTCTCCTGTTGTAGCTCTTGTGCCTGCAGGAACGGTTATATTAGTGGCATATGCTTCTCCAAGACTATATCTAAGAGTCGTGTATGCCTTTTCCGCGTCTAGTCTCTTGCATTCGTATGAATCTCCTATGTAATCGAGGCATTCTCCGATGGCATATTTGAGTAAGCTATTCTTTGCGGTCTCATCCATCTCATTGAACGCAATAACTAATAACGCTGACATAGCCTCGCCGAATATCCTACGCTCATCTCCTGGGTATAATGTCTCGCCTACATCTATCTGCAATTTATTGAGTACAGTAGTAATTATTGTGCTTGCATCTGTCTCAGATACGAATATTCCCATGCCTTACCTCCCTATCTTAGGACGTGTCTTAATCTCATATGATAAGTTACCATTCATCTCTACTATCTCAGCCCTTGTCTCTCTTACATCCACTCTAGGCTCATAAGTAGCTATGCACTCATTAGCTGACATAACCATCTGAAGCTTCGCGGTGTCAGATGGAAGGTCCACAATATTTCGCTTAATGCCCTTTTCTCTTGCATAAGGCACTTCGCCTTGTATTGTCTTAAGCAAGTTATCCATGCAAACTTGTACATTACTGTTGCCTTTTTTTCTCATGTTATGGCTCCTTAAAATGTAATGTTATCTTAGCGTGTGTTATCCAACCACCATCCGTCATTACTTCGATGTCGGTTATATCTACACCCATCAGCTTCATTGGTGCGAGAAACTCGTTGAAGCCTATATACAATCGACCAACTGCGCCTATGTACCACGGCCAGATAGCCACCTCCCATTCCACGTCTACTCCGGTGCCCTTAAACACCTCATATGCGATGGTGAGTTCTTGCTTCTTCCACGCTCCTGATTCTTCATCTATTCCAAAGCTAAAACTCATATTATCTATGCCATGAATCCTACTCGGATCTACCTCCCAAGTCCTATCACGCCATGCACATTGTAAGCCCATACTTATAACCTCCCAAGTATCAATCCTGACTGATCATCAAAGATTACATAGACCACCTCGTCATCCTTAACAAGAGGAGTGCCTTCGTTGTCAATGCCCTCCTGAGCCTTAATCGGTGCCGATATATCGCCAGGAATATCTATTGACTCTACTCTATATGTACCATCGTCATATATGTTAGTTATCTTGCCTTTTCTAATCATCGTTTATATATTCCTAAAGAAAATCTTTGTCTTATTCTTCTTCATGTCGTGGCGCACATGGTACATTAGCACCTTACCATTGAATGACTCTGCGCCTTCTGTCTTCAGCTCTACTACGCTTCCAGCAGCATAGCCTTCTGCAATTGGTGATGCGTAGAACACTCCGCCTCTCTGCTTCTTGGTGTAGTAATGATACAGATTAGTAGCATACCTTTCTGCTGTACCCTTACTGTCTATGTAGACCGGAATGCTGACAAGCTTCTGCCTCGACATATCAGAGCCATATGTGTACTCCATAGAGCTATTCCTGACGGTAACAGCTGTGACTGGTTCTTCTGCGAAGTAGTCAGGCTTATTTTCAGCCTTTATTTCTATAGTCTGACTAGAACTAGCACTCTCTATGTACTCATTGTTATATAGAATAAAATCTCCATTATATATAATGAATGAGTCACCCTCCAGGTTGCATAACATCTGGAAGAATGTTAGGTCTGATTCGCTGTCTTGTCTGAGATATGAGAACTTATGGTCTGTTAAGCCATATGTCTTAAGATTAAGCCCATGTCTTGTCGCTATATCCCTTGCCAACTGTAATTTGGTCACTTGTTGCCATCCACCATTGTGCTTTACTTCTGCGCTTGCAGGTATTGAGCAAGCTGTAAGCTCATACTTACCTGCTCTTGGATAGAAGCCTCTTACATATTGGACACCTGAATCAGCATGATCGCAATATACTCTTATCTCGTCATCTATCTGGGGAGACCACTTATCCCAGAGCTTATTGATGTCATTGAATACAATCTTAATAGTATCTCCATGCTCTTCGGCATATTGGTCTACCCAGCACTTATCTACTTCAACAGAGCTCGTTATGTCTGTTCCCTTGTATTCAATCTTTGCGCTCATATTATCTCCTCCAAGGTGGAAGCGTCTCTGGATCAGTAGCTGTATCATATACTGGTATTGTAAGAGTTACACCCTCACCGAATATCACTACACCTATATATGGTCTGTTAAGAGCCATTAGTTCACTCGATAATAATTCACTTCCGCAGGTCTTATATGCGATTGAATCCCACGTATCACCTGCGGAAGTAACATAATTTGTATAGCTAGAAATTAAAGCCATAAGCCTCACGACCTTTCATTTCGATATAACGATCTAAGAGGTCGAAGAACTCAGGCTCTTCTTCTCTAATCGCTGCAATTACATCTTCTTTGCTTGCATTACCGTTGATGTTAATATTTGGACTGAATGTAATACCGCCAAGACTAATTGATGTATTACCTCCGGAAGAGGCTTTACCTGCCAATAAATCAATGAACGATGTGTCAATTCCTAACATCTGACCTGCTTTAGCCCAGTAGCTTATGTTCTGCTTACGATATGCTGGGTCAAATGATAGGACTGCCTCAGTTCCGTTCTCACCGGCAATGGATAGTCCATCGGTGAAGCCACCTGTCGCATACCATTTAACATCCAGGTTAGGCACTCTATTGTTCTGCGCGTCCAGTGCTCCGCTTAGTGTGAAGTGTGGTAATGCTATGTCTCTATTCAGTTCCAGCTTAGTGTTAGCAAATTGAGCTTGAAGTGCTGCAAGCTGTGCTGCTGCCATTACTCTTAATGCAAAAAAAGCAGCCATGAATCCAGATATACCAGATGTAAATCCGGCGGTTAATCCCATCCCTAGAGCAGCTCCATCTGACTGTGCTGTTCCTACAGCACTTTCAAATACCGCAAGAAAAGAAGATACGGCGCTTGATGCCAAATCTTTTAGTGTATCTAATGCACCCTGCACTGTTGTAACAGCTGTTACCATTAATAGAAGCGCTCCTGCTGCAGTTATTGCGTCATTCTTAATAACTTCCATTACAGCCATAACGCCTGTTAACGCTAACAACATAGCAAAGGATCCAATAGAAGCCATCATCATTGCGCCGCCAAAGGCTATAGCTCCTACTGTACCGACTAAAGCTGTGGCTCCAAAGGCTGCCATAGCCACAGTTCCTACTAATAGGCTTGCGCCCATAAGAAGCAATGCAGCTGAGAAGACCAATATCGCACCGCTAAGTGCTACTATACCAAGGGCTGCATCTAATCCATACTCTGCTATCGTTGGTAGCTGCTCACAGAATAAAGCCGCGCCCATAGCTGCGACTGCTATACCGGCGCCAACTAGGAATACTGCTGCGCCAAGTGCTAATAATCCGACTGCTGATATCGTTGCTGCGCCACCTATTGCTACAATAGCGGCTGCAACTCCGATTCCTACTGCTGCCATTAATACGAATACAGCAACTGCTGCAGGACCTGCGTCCGCTAGTGCAATAGCAGATTGCGCTAAAAGTGCCATACCTGCTGCAATTAGGAGTACTGCTGCACCGGCTGCAAATAGCAATAGTGCCTGACCGCCTAATGTAGAGAATGAAGATGAAGCTGAAGCGGCACTGCTCGCTGCGCCTGATGCGGAAGAGCCAAAAGAGGCCATACTTCCCGAGACACTGCTAATTCCACTGCTTAGTCCACCAACCATTCCACTTATACCGCTTATTGCTGATGACAATGGCCCAACTGCGAGTGCAATACCCGCGATTATAGGACCTACTGTTGTGATAATATCCCAATTGTCTACAAGCCAAGAGATAGCATCTCCAATGCCCTCTACAAGTGTAGGTAATTTATTTTCTGCAAAATCTTGGATACGAGGCCCAAGATTAGCCGCCCACTCTTCAATTTTTGGTGCCATATCCTCTACTACTTGTGTAATATATGGCATAGCACCGGCAAGCGCATCCACGAGAGATGTCGCCAGAGGCTCAATGGCTGTCTCTAAATTTTGCTTAACCAATTGCCACTTATCCGCGAATGTATATGTATCCCACGCCGCACTATTTATCGTCTCTTTCGATGTTTTAAGCGCAGCGGTAAGACCTTCAACATCAAGTGTTCCGTTTCGAATAGCTGCTGACATTGTAGAAGCAGCTCTAGCTCCGAAGACCTCAGATGCTATCCTTGTAGCCTCTGTTGCATCTCCTGCATTCTTGATGGCATCGGTATATTCTTTCATACCTTGAGACGCGGATTTGCCTTCCTTAGCCATTGTTGTGACTGACTTCTTCATGGCCTTTAAGACTTCGCCGGAATTAACGCCGGCTTTATCTAATTGACCCATTAAAGCTGCTGCCTCTTCGAATGAATATCCAAGATCCTGAAGCTGCGCTCCATATCCCTGCATATCAGACATAAGAGCCGTAAAGCCTACGCCTGTTGACTGTGATACCTTGAATATGTAGTCCATAGCTCCGCCCATGTTTTCAGTTGATACATGCCATTGTTGGAATGCTTGTGATGATTCCTCGACGATGCCCGCAACATCTTCTCCAAGCATCTTCGATACTTGAAGAGCCTGCGTAGATAATCCCTGAAGCGCAGTTCCGGTTAATCCAAGTCTTGTATTGTAATCAGCAATTACAGTTGATGCATCTTCCAGAGTAGTAGGAACACTCTTATATACTTCCTTCATAGTGCCATATAGGTCCTGAAGGTCTTGTCCTGTTGCGCCAGTGCCGATGCGGATTGTGTTTTGAGCTGCCTTAAAATCATTTCCTACATCTATTAACGCTTTTCCTGCTGCAATTGTTCCTGTTGCAATCGCGGTAACAGCAACTGCAGCTACTTTAGATACGGTCTTAGCCACATCTCCGAAGCCTTTCATTGAGGATGAAGCTGATGAAATTGCCTTATTAAGAGCTGGATCTACTTTACCGGATATAGATACAAGCGCTTTTAACTCTTTACCCTGTGCCATGATTTATCTCCTACGATGCGACTTACTGTAAGCCTTTGCTTTCTCTTTGCGTACTTGACGCTCCTGTTCTTCTTTTTCTCTCTTTAGGTCTTCTCCCGCTTCGCTTATCTCTTGGATAAACGCTCTCATCTCTAGTTGTCTGAGAGTTTTGGGACTTTCTCCATAGATACGACAGTAGCTTCTGACAAGCTTTCTGATTTCTTTTGCGGTGAGGCTATCTCTTCCTGGTCTTCCTCCTGCGCAGTATCGTTGAAAAAATCTCTACCTATCCTCCTGATCTTGTGGATGTCTCTACCTTTGATGCGTTTTAGATCTTCAATATCTATTGCAGAGTTGCAATTAATGATAGCTCTATAACCAAGCGCAATATGGAATGCTGAGTTGAACTCAGGTTGAGTAGCTGTCATAATTCCCTTTGACGCATTGTCAAATTGAACCTTGCCTTCTACTTCCATGTATTGTTCTACAGTAATAGAGTCAATGTCATACTCGAATTCTGATACTTCTTTCCCATTGATCATAATGGGGTTATTTAATGTTATATATTCAGCCATGCTATTGTTCTCCTATTCATAAAAAAGTAGAAGAGCCTCAACACACATTGAAGCTCTTCCTTGTCAATAAGTTAATTACTACAGTAATCTGTCATAATCTCTAGAGTAGTCTCTGCCGTTAACCTTAACGATGTGTGCAAGTCTATCCACTAATAAGATTTCCTCGCCATCAACGACTAATCTATATCTGAATACCTTATATGTAAGGTCGCTCTCTGAAGCACTTCCGATTTCGAGAGATGCTCCCGGAGCTAATGTAACAGGTGCTACATTAAGGAAGGCCTTGCATCCTTCTTTTGCTGTAGTTCCATCTGACTTAATTAAGTCTTGAACCCATCTAATCTCAACAGCCTTCTTGCCAGGTGCTGTAAGTCTAGTCATATTCTTGTCAACGCCTACCTTAGTGATGGTCATTTCCATGTCTTCGATAGCGTTAGACAAAGGAATACTCATATCACCCATAGCCTTAACATCAGCTGTCATGAATGTTACTTCTGGAAGTGTTACCGTTGTATCGGTAGCTACGAGGACACCGTCGGAATAGATCGTATTAGCTTCAATAGGTCCTCTTTTGTTTACCCATTTACTCATTGATTATTCCTCCTCTCCAAAGTATGATGTGAATCCTGCATCTGTGTATGCAACCTTAGCTGTAAGGCTCTTAGCAGCAGGCGTAGGTGTATCAACAATGTTCCATGTGAAGTTACCATTAATAAGGTCGCCGATTGTGTTCTCAGATTCAACGAATGTGATAACTGGCTCTCCTATTAATGCGCCCTGGGCTACTAAGCTATCAAGCTTCTGCTGCTCAACTTCAACAATTGTATCCTTAAGATTTCTATCCATAGGCTCATCTACATCGTCGCCATGATCAGCTTCGAATGAGTTGATGATGTACTCTTGCATTCTCATGTTTGTGTCAAAGATTCCTAACGGATTAACATCTGGCTTAGCATTTCCATCAGCACCTGCCTCGAATGCAGCAGTGTGAGGACCCCAGAGTCTCCAAGAACCTCCCCACTTAACAAGAGTAGTAATACCTACTGCATTAAGTGTGTTGCCTTGACTTTGATCAAAGCCCTGATTCTTAGATTCTGCTCCGAAGTACTGTGCAGCAACAGGAACACTCTTGTTAGAGCATGTTTCCATTGGAATACCATCATGAGATGCATCAACTCTAAGTGTCTCAGCGAGTGCGAGAGTTGATAGATGATATACTTTACCATTAGCGGTCTTAGCCTGTGGCCAGAATACTTTTGTATACATTGAATTGTATCCTTTGTTCGTCTGCCAATCCTTAGCTAGTGCTAATGTATCAACAGTGCTCTTGTATTCAACGTCAACCTTGTCAGCTGCGTAATAAGAGCCACCTGATAATAATGTGATAGTAACACCGCTTGCTGTTTTCTCAGCAGTATAGTCAGTGCCCTCTTTCATTACTGTACTTGTGCCTGTCTCGTATACAACTACGCTTGATAAGATAGCCTTTGCATCTCCGATTACTACCTCGTGATCACTGACAGCAGCTTCGCTTACGTTAACAACTCCTTCAACAGGAATGTCAGCATAAGGCATTGCATACCAATGGTCGTTGATAGCCTGACAGAAATTAACCATAGCATCATATACAGCCTTACGCTCTGACCACTTAGGTGCAGCGATGTAAGTAATAATTGCATCATAATTAGGATATACAAGCTTACCGCACTGGAGTCCAGTGTATACCCCTTCAGCTGATACAGAACCAATGATAGTATCTTCTGTGATGCCTGTTGTATCAACTTCATAGTAAGAAGCTTGAATAGTACCTGTAAGAGGTGTATCATTATCAACACTTGTGATTAACACTTTACCTGTGTTAAAACTATAATCTAGGTTATAATCTGTGCCTTCTGTCTTACCTGCAAGTGCGAATGTATCAAGAATGATTGTGTCAGATGTAATTGAAGCACTTCCATTGGTGAATGTAAGTGACTTAGTTGTCTGAGCTGATTTCTTGTGCACTGCCGGATCTAGCACATTAACAAAAAATGCTGGTCCGATATTGCCATTAGCATTGTCGAATAAAGCTGAGAGCATTTCACATAGAGTGAACTTATCCCAGTCTTCTGAATAACCAATGACATTCTTAGCACCCATATCTGTAATGTATACAGGTGAATTAATGATGTTAGCGTTAGCATAACCACGAATAAGGTTAACAGGTGCAGTACCAACAACAAAAGGTACGCTCTGAGATGAATTCGCAGCTGAAATAACGCTGTCGCTTATAGAGCCATAAGCTCCATGCTTGTAACCGCTCATTGTTTATTCTCCTTTCAAAGATAATCGTTGTAATTGTTAGCTTTCGGACTTATTCCGCAGGTTATTGTCAGCTCTATCCACGCATACCACATAGGGTATGCATCAACTAGATTGTCATCTATCTGGAAATGTCCATACTTAATAGGTGTTGATTTCTCAACCTTAAGGCCTTCGATATACATTTCTGTCTGTAACTTGTTTATGGACTTAGATATCCATAGCCATAGCTCTTTCCAGCCATCAGCATTCCTTGTGAACTTAAGCTCACCCTGCTCATCTTCCGCGAAGGAACCTGGACGATAGGTCGAAAATGAGAGGCGGAACTCTAGGCTCCGCTCACTCGACACCATATCGTCCGAACCCTTCACGAGCTGTAAACATATAGAAGGAATTTGAGTTGAAACCTCCGGTGGGAGCTGGTCTTTAGGTGGAACAAATAGGGCAAATGCCTTTGGAATTACAAAATTATATTCTCTTTCCATATCTCCACTCTTGGCTGGTGGGCTTAAGAACTCCATGTCATCGCATAAGTTCTTCTGGATCCACGCTGTTAGATTGTCTACTACTTCATTAAGTTGCATTTCTGTCTCCTAACTTGGCACTGGTACAATCATTTGAATCTCTGTCATGCCCATGTTCTCATGCCAATCTGTTACCGTATATATCTGTCCGTCAACATTAATGTGACTTCCGTAGCCTTCATAAGATAGTCCTGCGTCTGATAGGTCTTCTGTCTTTGCAAATATCCTCAGCACCGACTCACCGACGCCAAACTCTTCTCCACCGGAGAGGCTTGACATCTCATCGTTATCGATAGAACAATTGATTTTTTCTCCCTCGATTATGTGCTCGTCGCAGAAATCATCTGTATTGATAAATACATCATCGATATCAGACGCAATTAAGCTCTTAAGACTCATACCGGATCAGCTGCTTCGAATGCCGGTGGCTCTTCATCCGCAGTATCCTTTTTATTCTTTGCCTTTTTCTTTGTTGACTTCTTGGAAGCCTGCTTCTTAGGTTCAGCTTTCGGTTCTTCCTTAGCCTTCTTCGAAGATTCTGCTTCATCATCAACATGAACAGCAACGCCTAATTCGATTAAGCGTTGCTCTTCTTCAGGATTCACAGAAAAAGGCTCATCATTGCATGTCTTAGGTATAGGAATGCCATTCTTTCCGACATATCCATAGGTACCCTTGATTATTTTGATCATAAGCCTCTACCTCCTTATGCCACATCAGAAACAATAGCAGCATTAAGGTGCTTAGGCATAACGAGGGGCCTTGACTGATATCTAAGCTCTCTGTTGCCCTGATCACGATTGATAAGTACCTGTGGCACTCTTCTTTCTGCATAAGTACGAGGTGTGTCATCGTTCTCATACTGAGAAATAGCGCCATAAGCTGTACGGCCCATGCCCTCAGATGTAACAACAATCTTGTCAACATCAAAGTAAGGTGTATCTGTTCCGTTGATAGCCTTGTATGATGCAGAATAGATATATACGTTAAGAATGAATCCCTCGAAATCAACCTTTCCGATGAATGCAACACCAGGAATAACGAACTCAGGTCTGATTTCGTCAGCGATGCGGATTCTACGGTTATCTAACTGCTTCTGAACTTCGCTGTTGTTCATAAATATGCTACCTGCGGTTGAACCCATGATAAGATCAGTTGCAGGAAGGCCCTTCTTAGAAAGCATGTCACACATAGCCTTAACATCAGAGAAGATATTAGTTGAAGATGTAGTCCATCCTGATCCTGTATATACAGCCTGGTTGCTGTTGTTGCCTTCTCCAAAGAAATCAATCGAAAAATCTTCGGCAAAGTTAGTGCCATATCCATTGATATACTGCTTAATTGTGTAAGCATTTCCGAGAAGCGTCTGAGCCGCCATATATTCCTCTGTTCTAGTAATCATGGCATCCAATGTGCTGATATCATCAGCAAGATATTGTGCTTCTCTCTGTTCAGCTGTCATATCTGATGCGATAGACTCATTGAACATACGTCTGTTGAGCTGTTCGATTGTAAGAACCATAGAAGGAGCGATAAGCGGAGCTGTCATCTCCTTTGTCTGGAAGCTACTTCTCTGAACAGGTACCGCGCCTGAAATAACTGCCGGTGCGAGCTTCTCATTAGTATCGTTCTCAAAATCTACTGTAACCTTTTCAGTTACATAGATATCAGCCTGTGAAGTAGGGAAAAACTTATCCCTTAAAAAAGACGGAGCCTTTTTTGCCCCTTTAATGCCCTGAAGCATTGTGCTTGTATCATATAAATTCATTCTCTTGTCCTCCTTATACTTCCACGCCGTGAATCAAGTTAATATTATTCTTCTTGAGGTTCTCTTCAGCCGCAGTTGTAATTGCTGTAGAACTTCCGGTGAGTAACTTTTCGGGAATAAAGCACCCCTGAACATATACAGGCGCATAGATGTCTGTTGACGAAGCAACCTGTGCAATATCCTTGGCAAGAATGACCTCTGCATCGCCAATTGTTGATGATGTAGCAATTGAATATGTACCATCACCATCATTAGCAAGTAATGTACCTCTCTTAAGATCCTGAGTCGTGCTTGCCGCTACCTTCTTTGTTTCAAGAAGGACTTCATGTGCATTAGCGATTAAGAAATCATCGCTTTCAAATGATAATGTGCTGCTCATTTTATTTACCTCCTTATTTGTTTAATGCCGCTGATAAAAGTGCGGCTGCATCTTTCGAATCCTGAATATTTTGCTCTGCCTCTGAGCCCTGTACCGGATCAGCCACAACATTAGCTGCACCGGAATCCTCTACATCAGAATCCAAGTCATTAAGAGCATTTTCTTCAATGCTTTTTTCTGACTTCATTGCTTCAAATGCAAGTTGCTTAGCATCCATCACATCATCACCATACTTAGCCTTATTAATAAGCTCTTTGTCTGAGATGTGGTTTTGGATGTCCTCAATTTCCTTAATCCTGTTACGCTCTGCCATAACAGCGTCATTTACAGCCTTTTTATTTTCAGAGCGGGCCGCTTCCAACGCTTCAGCCTTGATAGCGTCGACAAATTCAGGATACTGAGCCTTTAATTCATCAAGATCCATAACGGTTTCCTCCTTTCCTGATGAGTTCTCAAATGTATCTATATTCAGCGACCCTCTGTCGCGGAATACCTTTTCCATAGACACGACATTTTTGTTATAGTTAAGTGCCGGTCTGTCCTCTTCACGAAGATTTATGGGATTACCATTGACGACGATCACATTGTCACAACCTTTAACCTTTGCTACCGCCGGTTCTGTTGAGTTGACAATCTCATCAGCGAAGCCCTTGTCTACTGCTTCACTTGCCGTCATCCATGTTGTGTTCTTAATCATTTTGCTGATTGACTCTTCGCTGTTATTGGTTCTATCCTTGTAGATTTCCATCAACGAATTGTCGTAGTTCTTCAACATATTAAGAACGTCCTTGGTATCATTGGCGTTGTAATAGCCAATCAACAAGGTAGACGCTCCGTGAATCATAAGCTGTGATCCTACGCTCATCTGCCTCTTATCTCCAGCCATGAAGATAATCGATGCAGCTGAAGCAGCTAATCCATCAACTATTGTTGTGGTTTCAGCTTCCATCTCTCTTATGCGAGTAAATATTGCCTTGCCTGCATCCGCATCTCCGCCAACGGAGTTAATGCGAAATGTTACTTTGTCGTAGAACTTAAGTCCGTCGAGATCATCCAAGAACTCTTTTTCTACGATGAACATGTCCTCAAGCGGCTGATCCGTCCAGAAGTCTTTAGGGCGATTGCTTACGACCTCTCCATAAAGGTTTACTTCTGCGGAATTATCAGCCTCATTTTTAACGATGGTATAAGGCTGCCTACTCTGTACCGACTTAACCGGCGCAGGCATTCCATTCATTATCCTGTCGAAAAAGCCCATTATTTATCCTCCTTATCTCTTACTGTTGACACGACTTCTATAACCTCGATTCTGTCTTTCTCTTCATTGGTTGTTGTATCTTGCGGAATCTCTTCATTGACCTTTTCTACTTCCTTAAGTCTTGCAGATTCCTTAATCAATGCATCTACATTGCTATCAAAGTCAGAGCCGTTAATTCTAAGCGCCGAATCAGCGTAGGTGCTGAATCCGTTCTGGCATGCTTGAATCTCAGCAGAAATCTCTTTAGTTGGATCTAACTGACCTTGTGAAGGGCCAATCCATTGAGTTCCAAGCCAAGCCTCTCTCTTTGCCCTGTCATTAAAAAAGCCCGGAGCGTTAATACGTCCGAGCGCTATAGCTTCTGATAGCCATATTTCATATATTGGATCACAGAAATCATTGACGAACCATGTTCGATACATTTTAAATGACTTCCACGCTTCTAGTAATGCCCCTCGGCTTGCCGAGTAGCTTGTGCTGAACTCTTTCAGCAATATGTCTCTTGGGATTTCAAGTGCGGCGCCTATCTGGGATGCGACAGCCTTAACAAATCCCTCAAAGTTGGAATTTGGTCGAGTTGCTATCGGAAATTCTATGCTCTCTCCCGGGTTCATTACATTGATTTCTCCTGCGCCAAGATGATAATCATTCGGATCATATCTATCTTCGCTTTCGTCCTCTCCGAATGGTCCTGTTTCATTGAATGGCATCTCGGAAGGATCTTCCGTTGTTTTAACGAATCCTGTGTGCATAGCTTCTATAACGGCCGCCATGACCTCAGCATTTGAATACCGAGATATCTGGAGCACCGACTCAACAACCGGAGCCAAATAAGAAACGCCCCTATATTGATCAGGGCGTTCAGTATTAACAATATGAATAACATTAGGAAGTCCTGTCTTTTTGCCGTAGGCTTCAACTCTAACCCACTCCGTCGGAATCACATTAGACTCAAATGGATGAGAATTTCTGAACCAATAAGCTACGGGCTTTCCTGTTTCATCTATTTCCACTCCGTCATATATGGTGTTCCCGTTATCAGGGTTCTTTCCGGTTGTAGATGCAAGATAGCCTGCGGTCTCTGTTGCACATCTATCAGCCTCTATAGACTTAATTCTCAAACTGTATGGATTAAGGAATGTCCTTTTACTATGTTCGATAAGCGCGAACACATCTCCACTCGTTAGCCAACTCATGAATAGCATCTGTTGTATCTCATAGAAATTATTCATTCCTGTAGCATCGCAAGCGTCTTTGCGATTTGCCCAGATGCCAAATTCACGCTTAACTGTCCTAGTCCATTTAGCCGCTTCTTCTGTTGTGAGTCCAAGCGCCTCAGCGTCCGGTCTTGGATTGACCTTAAGACCAAGTCCAATTGTATTTGTACGATTAGTCTTAATCGCACTTGTCGCAATCGGTGAGCCCATGTACATGAGCCGTCCACGCTGACGCAATGTCATATTATTATTGTCTATGTCTTCGACCGGTGAAGTTGATATTGCTTTGAAACCTCTTAAGGCTCTCTTATACGTTGAAGCTCCGGCCCATCCATAACCTTTATTGTTTGCCATGCTATTACCAATCTCTCGGAACTGCTCCGACAGCCTTTCTTGGTTTTCTTCCTGACTCAATACGATTCTTCTTTTGCATCAGCTCATCCCACCACTTCTTAGCTTCCTCAAAAGACATTGTTTGTCTTGAAACGGATCTAGTTCCAAGCGAATATGATGAAACGGATCCTGAGCCTTGCGAGAACTCCGACAATGTAACCACTAATCCATCAAGGTCATTGACAATTCTCTTGTATTCGAAATTCCTGGTATATATTCTCGATACATACTCTATGCCGTTCTCAGTGGTAGCATCATAAGAAATCGTCATAGCTCTTCCGTCTCCTTTGCTTTTTCAATTTAGGCTTCTTTTTATTCTCCGGCTTTGTTTCTAAGCCCTCTAACTTCTGCTTCAAATCATCAAGATTTGGATGAAGCACTTTAAGTGCTGCATTAGCATAATTTCTACAATCAAGAGCCTCATTTCGTTCGTGGCCCGGTAACTTTTCCCATCTCCAACGGCCATTTTTATATGTCATGCGCTCTGATAAAAGACCGGAATAAAAAAGGCTGTCATACCCTCTCTCCGGATTACTGGGAAAGTGTGACCGCCTTGCGCCTTCTTTTTCAACTTTAAGACCGGACATAATATGCTCTTTTCCGGCGTCAACTCCAATCATATAGAGCCACGCTTTGCCAACCGTCCGGCCATGTCTTGTTATATCCACCTTTTTCGGCGGTGCTGTGTAAGGTGTATCAGCTTTATTGGCACCTTTTATTGCAAAAACTCGCTTATTTATTCTAGCGGCGCATCTCTCATATACATCCTGAGTATAGTGACCGCCGGAATCAACGAATGTTAGTGATATTCTAAGTCCTTTTCCGTCTGCGAAGTGCCATACGCGATTAAGAATACCGTCGAGCTTCGTCCATGTCTCATCCTCGGAAGGTCTACCCATGATAATGCCCTTTTCGATGCCCCAATTCTCTTCATGGAATCCGTATCCAACAACTTCGTATTCAAGTCTGTCGTCCTGAGTATCAACACCGCAGGTTAAGCATAGGACTCCGTCCGGTAATTCTGCTTCATACTCTTCAGCGTGTGATAATATCTCTTCCTCATCAACCGAGGCTCTCTCTTCCCAAAGTTGGCCAAGCAATGTGTTGTATACGGTCTTTAACTTCTCAGGATCATCTTTGGATTCCAAGAACTCTCTGACGATATCTTTCCAACTTCTCCACGGTGATGTAAACGCATTGATCCAAAAGCTACGCCGGCCATTCTTAATGGCATCCGGCGCCTTGGCAATCCACTTCATCGGCTGATGTCTCATTGTATATTCCGAATTGATACATCCACATTCAGGACATGCATAATCAACCTTATCTACCCAATATTGAGTAAATCCGCCAACTTTCTTGCTTTTAGGCTCGAAGCGGAGCGAATTAAAATCAATGTAATGATACTCTCCACAATCAGGACATTTGACGCACCAATATTCTTGCGTCCCTAACTCAAATGCTGTTGCAATAGGTGAATGTCCTTTAATTGTCGGTGTGCTCACTGCTACCATCTTTCTGTTATAAAAGTTAGACGTCCTTGCCTCTAATAATTTCCACGGATCACCTTCGCCACCTGCATCCCTAGACCATCTATCAATCTCATCTCCGAATATATATCGTGAAGGAATACTTGAAAGAGATACCGGAGAGTTACTTCCGGCAAATGTAAGCATTCCACCGGGATATATCTTCTTAAGTATTGTGTTCTTTCCGCTTTTTGCCCTGTCAGTCTCGATTTTATCTCTTAAGACCTTAGTATCTCTCAGCATTGGCATCAGCCTTCTCTTTGAGAAGTCTTCCGCATTGTCGAGAGACGGCAATACATACATCGCCGAACTCGGATCTTGGTCTATCATATAGGCCAACATATTAAGTAAGCACTCAGTCTTGCCGACCTGAGCGCTTGCAACAACCGAAATCGAATATATCCTGTCATCCGTAAATGCATCCATTATCTCTTTAAGGTACGGCGTCCTGGATGTCTTCCATTGCCCTGCTTCCGCAGAATTTTCAGACGATAGCCTTCTGTATCTATCCGCCCACTCCGAAACTGTAAGATTTTCAGGCGCTTTGAATCCTTGAAATGCGCTATTGACGACTTTAAGAAGATTCTTATCTATTCCTCGTGATCCCCTACTAGCCATGTCTCGCGCTCCCTAACAAGTTTCTTGTATTTTTCTGGATTGTACTCGTATTCTGTTAATCCATTAAGAATATTATTGATAGCATCTCTTATTATTCCTGAAGCCTCCGCCGGAGTCTTGGCATTAGCACAGTCAACGGCACACATTCCCGGAATTGCCAGAAGCTCGGCTCTTATATTCATGACCATATCCTGCGTTACTGCAAACACATCATCGGAAGAGTGGAGACTGCCTTTAAGCTCATCCCTCTTCATTGCCTCAATATCTGCTTTTGCTTCTTTCCAATCCGCATCAGCCTTTAGCTTGCGCTGTTCATCATTCATGTTGAGGTCTACTTTATTGGCCTTGTTTTTCCAGTACTCTAGGTAGGTGTTAACAGTAGGGATTAGATCATACTGCATCTTCCCTTTAACCTTTTCTCCGACCAAGTATCCTTCTTTCGTTAATTGGCGTACTCGCTCATCTGACAGGTTCAAAAATTTGGCC